CCCATAACATCCCAATACCTCTTTTTACCGATACTTCTTCATATCCCCGAAAACAAAAGTTTTTATCGCTCTCTCAACATGATGACTATCATCATAAGCCTCCCATAAGGCAATCATAATAAACGTACAGCCGTCAACCTCTCAGACTTTCTTATCCGATTCATCGTTGCTTGTCAAAACTTTGTTTTTCCGCTTTAGTCGGTTCAAGCAGTCCTTCACGATAGAAACCACCTCTTCCATGTATCTATACGAAACGAGCCACTTATGATATATTCACAAGCGGCTCGCAGGATAGTGTGGATGTCCCGAAAATTATCTTCTCGTTACTTTCTGAGAAAGTATCAATCAAACTCCTTTTCATTCAGATCTATCTGGATAGCATTTGCAGCCTTTTCCTTTTTCTCGTCAATCACTTTCGCATATATTTGTGTCGTCTTCACGTTGGTATGTCCCAACATCTTGCTTACGGTATAGATGTCTGTACCATGTGCCAACTGGAGCGTAGCGTAGGTATGCCTGAAACAATGGAAAGTTATTTTGCGTGTGATGCCTGCAGCCTCAATCCATCGTTTCAATGGCTTCGATATCCAGGAAGGGGCTGGCAACCCTGCAAACACCAACAGGTTTGGGTCTTTACGCTCACCACACAATTTGTATGCCTGTTCCGACATCGGCATGTATTCCACACCCTTTGTCTTCTTTTGGGTGAAGTTCAGTCTGTATGTGTCATTTATCTTCTGCACTTCCGACCATTTCAGTTTTTGGATATCGCAATGTCTCAATCCTGTCAATGCCGAGAACAATGCAGCTCTCTTGATAATAGGATTGTCACATGGGGTTGCGGCCAGTATGTTCAGCTCTTCCGTCGTCAGGAACTCTCGTCTGCTTTCCAACTCTTGTATGTTCTTACTCTTGGCGGCCATATCGATTGTTAGATAACCATCGATGAAAGCCTGATGCAGCGCAGCCTTAAAGATGGAGAAATAGGTGGCTGCAGTATTCTGTGATATGGTTCCGCTCTTGCTGCCACCTTGTGGAGCAGTCATTACCCATTGCTTGAAGTCTTCTATCAATTTCAGATTTATTTCCGAAAATAGGATAGAGTCACCATTTGCAAACAGTTTTAACAACTCATATAAGCGATTCCAGTTGACGATGATGGATTTCGAACTATTGCCATGTCTTTTCTCTTTAACATACTTCACATATTCGATAAAGTTGCATTTCGAACGTTCGTTCTGTTCTGCTTGGGCTGCTTCCGTTTCTGTATATAGGGCAGCGTTGTCATATTCACGCTGTCTCGCCTCACGTATCTTGTCAGCATAAAGACAGGCACGTTGATCTACAGCTGCCTTACATTGAATCACACCGTTCACGTCACGCTTCGGCATATAAGCCTCCTTGCCTTTGGCACCTCCTCGTGTTGTTTTACTTTTGTCCCATAGAGGAGTAGTAATCACACGGTTGATATTCTCACGAATACGTTTAGGCTTGTCGCTAAACTTTTCATAGACGGGATATGACTCCACGACGAGATACCATTCGTCTGCACGGTTTGATTTTCTCAGTTTCACCGAGACCTTTGTATTATGGAATGTTCTTTTCATACTCGTTCATTATATAGTAATTGATGATTTCATTATTCAGTAAACATTAATCAGAACTTCTATATGTTCTCAAAAACGATGATCTGCCACATATATCTATTTGTACAGATTGTCTATTTCATACTTTGGAACATACACATAGTTTCCAATCTGTCGGGTTGGAATACCATATTTTCTGATATGCAGATATACCGTACTTTCATCCATATTGTATTTCTTACTGATCTCTCCAATTGTGTAGCAGTTCTCTGGTTCCAGGTTGTAGAGCTTTGGCAAAACCCTGGCTGGCTTCTTGTCAAAGTTCCTTTTAGGGAAATATTTCTCCAGTTCTTTTCTGCTCACTCTGATGAGTCGCACACCCAAATTAATAGATGGTATTCGTCCATCATGGATATATTGGTAGAGCGAAGTTCTGCTCACCGAGTACATCGCCACAGCCTCAGGAACCGTAATATAGTCCCTGTCATCATCAATCTGTTCAGTCAACTCTTGAAGCTTTTTCTGCTTCTTCGCTTCACGTTTGCGTCGTGTATAAGCCACCTGTCCGCACTTCTCCGAGCAGTATCGTGACTCCAGAGTTTTGGCGAAAAATGGATTTCCGCACACCTCGCATCTGCGTTCTATTTGAAATTTTGCCTTACCCATATTTTGCTTGTTTTTTACCCATTTACTTACAGTTTTTAATCGCATAGACGCTTAAGTATCAATAAGTCCAACCTTATAGACGTTTAAGTCCTGTGCCAAATATGTGGCAAAAATACGGCATTTTTCTGAGATAACCAAATAAGTTTAGAATTGTTAAGAAATAGAAAAAGCCGTGCAACTCATTGAGTTACACGGCTTTCCCGATAATATTCAATTTATACTTGTGTCATTTTTATTGACTTTACTTAACTTCCTCGAAATCAGCGTCTTGTACGTCCTGAGCGCCATCGTTGCCGCCCTGTGCCTGCTGACCGCCCTGAGCACCCTGAGGACCTGCCTGCTGGCCGCCCTGATACATCTGCTGAGAAGCAGCCTGCATTACGGTGTTCAAGTTGTTGATAGCTGAATCGATAGCTGCAGCATCACCAGCCTTGTGAGCATCCTTCAACTGCTGCAAAGCCTGCTCGATACCTGGCTTCTTGTCTGCAGGAATCTTATCACCGTTATCCTTCAGGAAGTTCTCGGTGGTGAAGATCATGCTGTCAGCCTGATTCATCTTGTCAATCTTCTCGCGCTCAGCCTTATCAGCAGCAGCATTCTGCTCTGCCTCAGCCTTCATGCGGTTGATCTCGTCCTCGCTCAAGCCAGATGAAGCCTCGATGCGGATGCTCTGCTCCTTACCGGTAGCCTTATCCTTAGCTGAAACGTTCAAGATACCGTTGGCATCGATATCGAAGGTAACCTCAATCTGAGGAACACCACGGCGAGCTGGAGCGATACCTGTCAGGTTGAACTGACCGATACTCTTGTTCTGAGCTGCCATTGGACGCTCACCCTGCAATACGTGGATGGTAACCTCTGTCTGGTTATCAGCTGCTGTAGAGAATACCTCGCTCTTCTTGCAAGGGATAGTTGTATTGGCATCGATGAGCTTAGTCATCACACCACCCATAGTCTCGATACCGAGAGTCAATGGAGTAACGTCGAGCAATACGATGTCACCAACACCCTCTTCCTTGTTCAGGATGGCACCCTGGATAGCTGCACCTACTGCTACTACCTCATCAGGGTTAACACCCTTAGAAGGCTCCTTGCCGAAGTAGTTCTTAACCAAGGTCTGAACGGCTGGGATACGGCTTGAACCACCAACCAGAATAACCTCGTCGATATCTGATGTAGAGAGCTTAGCGTCACGAACGGCATTCTGGCAAGGTACGAGACAAGCCTGAATCAGGTTGTGAGCCAACTGCTCGAACTGTGCACGGGTCAAAGTCTTAACCAAGTGCTTTGGCATACCGTCAACGGCTGTGATGTATGGCAAGTTGATTTCGGTAGATGTAGAGCTTGACAACTCAATCTTAGCCTTCTCAGCTGCCTCCTTCAAACGCTGCATAGCCATAGGGTCCTTGCGGAGATCTACGCCTTCCTCTGCCTTGAAGCCATCAGCCAACCAGTTGATGATTACCTGGTCGAAGTCATCACCACCCAGGTGAGTATCACCATTGGTAGAAAGTACCTCGAATACGCCGCCACCGAACTCCAGGATAGAGATATCGAATGTACCACCACCCAAGTCGAATACGGCAATCTTCATATCCTTGTTAGCCTTGTCAACACCGTATGCCAAAGCTGCGGCTGTAGGCTCATTTACGATACGCTGAACGTTCAAACCTGCAATCTGACCAGCCTCCTTAGTAGCCTGACGCTGTGAGTCAGAGAAGTAAGCAGGAACTGTGATAACAGCATCTGTAACCTCCTGTCCGAGATAATCCTCTGCAGTCTTCTTCATCTTCTGGAGAACCATTGCAGAAATCTCCTGTGGAGTATATTTGCGACCCTCGATTTCAACACGTGGATAACCACCCTCGTTTACCACTGTGTAAGGCATTGCCTCAGCTTCCTTC